GAGTGAACGGCTCAGGTAGCCCCAGTGCACGGTCTTGTCGGAGACCGGAAGGTAGTAGTGCTGGGGCGACGTACCGCCATTGTCTGCGTGCGCCGAGCGCTTGGGCACAAGGGCCAGCGCCTGGGCGTAGCGTGCATGGTCGCGCAGCAGGGCCTGGAACGGACTGTGCGCCAGGCGCGCTGCGGCCGGTTCTGCACCCTGCGCAGCGCTCTCTGCGGGCGAGGGGCGTCCGCGCTGGCCGGGCGGCGCATCCTGCACGCGCGCCGGACTGGCGCGATAGGCCTTGGGGGACAGCCCATAGCGGGCCGCGAAGGCACGGCTGAAGTTGGCGGCATCGCCAAAGCCCCAGCGAAAGCACAGCTCGGCGATGGAGAAATGCTGCAGCGAGCGGTTGCTCAGGTCCATGCGGCAGCGCTCCAGCCGGCGTTCGCGCAGGTAGGTGCTGAAGCTGGTGGCCGCTCCCTTGAACAGCTTTTGCAGATAGCGCGTGGACAGCCCCTCGGCGTCGGCGATGGCATCGATGGACAGCTCGGCATCGCCCAGCCGGGTTTCGATGGCGCGGCAGATGCGGCGCAGATGGCCAAGCTGCACGGCGCTGGGCGGCTCGGTCGCCTCGGCCTGCTCCTGGTCGGGATTGCCGGCGCGCGGTGTCAGGCAGGTGACCAGCATGTCGGTGAGCGTGGTCTCCACCGACAGCAGATCGTCCTGTGCCAGTGTGTCGATCTGCTCTGCCAGTGAGGCCGCCATTGCCATGCACATGGCCCCCACACCGCCTGTCCCGCCGATGTGCCTGGCCTCGGGCGGGCACGAGCGCAGCAGGCGCAGCAGAAAGCTCGAGGACTCCAGCCGCGCAAGCAGCAGGCGGCCGTCGCCGGGCAACTGCAGCTGCCATTCCCGGTCTGACTCCAGCAGCAGCGCGGAGCCGGCCTTGAGCGGGAACGCGGCGTCCTCGACCACCGCATCGGCGCTGCCTTGCAGCAAGGCGCACAGCAGCAGGCCCGGGCCGCGCAGCCGCTTGGCCACGGCCCGCAGCGTCAGCGGCGAGGTGGCCAGCGTAATGAATACCGATCCCAGTGGCGAGCTGCGCAGCGCCAGGTGGGTGGCCGGCGGCGTGGGCGCTTCGCCATGGATGTCTGCCCTGGACAGCGCCTCATTGAGCGCAGCCTGCCGCAAGGCATCGGGAAATGCGTGGGTGGAAAAGCGTCTTGGATCGTCGTGCATCAGGGGCGAACTATGAACTGCCGCGTACTGCCTGTCCAAGCCCGGCGCACCGGATGGCAGCCGCGACACGTTTTTGTGCGCGCAGGAACAACCGGCCTGGACATGCTCGCCTGGACACTGGCGCTGCCGGCACCGATCCACAACAGCAGGAGTATTTTCGATGACCATCCCCCACCAGGAACATATCTGCGGCCCGGGCTGCCAGCACGGTGCTTCGCCAGTCGATGAGACGCTGATCCGCGAGGAATTCCAGGTTGCACGCCGTTCCTTCCTGCGCGACGCCATGGTGGTCGGTGGCGGCGCGGTCTCGGCCGGCGCCATCAGCGGTGCGATGGCACCGTCCCGGGCCTTTGCCCAGGGTGCGCCTGGCGCCCGGGCCGGCCAGGGCATGACCAGCCACTACTACATTCCCGCCTCTGCCAGTACCGTGCTCTGGGGCTACTTCAGCAGATCGGCCAAGCCGGTGGTCGAAGTCGAATCGGGCGACTACGTGACCATGGAGACGCTGACCCACCACGCCAATGACGATGCCGAACGCATGGTCCGGGGCGACCCTGGCGCCGAGAGCGTGTTCCACTGGGACAGCCAGCGCAAGAACGTCGATCGCCGGGGCGCAGGCCCCATGGATGCCAAGAACGGCGCAGGTGGGGGCCAGGGCGTGCACATCTGCACGGGGCCGGTACGCATCAAGGGCGCCCAGCCTGAAGCGCGCCGCGATAAATGCGCCGCCATCAGCGCAATAAATGCATGATCCGCTGTGTTGCGCACTGAGAAAACAAATTGCAAACCAGCGCCGTCCGGCCGCTACATCACGGGGCACGTCCGCAGTTCTCCGGACTCGCACTTTGCGGGGCTTGCATCTAGAGTCCGACCGACTTTAGGAGCCCGAGATGAAAACCACCCCCCCGCAATCCAAGGCCTCGCAAGTCCGTGAGTACATGGCGGCCGGCCGCTGGGCTGAAGCCATACGGATGGCTGCCGCGTTCGGTCAACTGGACAAGCACCGCACGGCCATCCTTGACGCACGCACAGCCTACACGAACCCCCGATGGCTCCAGCAGCTTGGCATCGATCCAGACTCGGCCAAGGAGGCCGGGCATGCCGCGTTGAGAGAGCGGTTCACCTAATTTGAATGAGCTTTCCCAAAAAAGAACGCGCCAGATGAACCTGGCGCGTTTTTCATTTCAGGGGAGAGCCAAGCCCTCAGCGGACAGGACCACATGCAGCGGTCGCACGCCTTGGATCGCCCTTGACGAAGACGAGGACATGCTGGTGCGTCTTGCCCAGCTTGCGCGACAGCTCGAAGCCTCGCCCCATGCGGATCGGCAGAGAGCCCGCTTGAGTCACCAGGATGGCATCGTTGTAGAGGTGAGCTCCCGCGTCGCGGAAAGCGGCGATGGTGTCGCTGACGAAGCCCCGATAGAGGCCCTGACCGTCACGCAGGTCACCCACGACGAAACAGGCGAACCTGTCCTGACGAAGCATTGACACCGACTCCTTGATGATGGATCGGTATGTCTGCAAGAAGCGCGGGTAGCGCATGGTCGAGAGATCGGCCTTGTCGTCACTGTAGCGCTCCAGATTGCCATAGGGAGGGCACGAGAACAGTAGATCCGCCTGCAGACCCGGCAACGCCTGGCGCACTTCCAGCGCATCGCCCTGAACCCATTCCGGCGCCGGCATGTTCGACCGACCAAGAATCTGCCATTGAGCTCGGTTGGCCTCGACCTGCTCACCCCGCAGATCAACGCCAGCGTAGTGCCGCCCGGTGGCTGCGGCCACGATGCCGCGAACACTGCCGCCTGCGAACGGGTCGAGCACTTGGTGCCCAGGCGCAGAGAACCAGCGATAGATCAGCTCACACAGCACGGGGTCAAAAACGCTCGTGCCATGTTGTTTGATCTGGTCGGGGTGGGCTTGGGAGAACTCTGACCAAGTCGCCTTGCGGCCGAGGGTTGATTCGAAGGCATTCTTGGCAGCGTAGGTTGCAGGGGGCTGCGCTGACGTAGAGAACAGAAGGCCACCCGCGCGCCCCAACTCTGATTGAATGCCGGTAGATAACCAGGCCGCCTTGCGCTCACGCCACCAGCCTGCGCGCGCGTCCAGCAGTGAGAACGGGGCAGCAAGATAGCGGTCTGCGAGTGAAGGTGCCCGGCCGAGGCTGACGGCGGCGTCATCGTTGGGCTGTGTGAAAGTCGGGAATTGAACGTCTGTCATTTGAGCTTAGGTTTTGTTTGACGCTCAAGGGGCGTTCAGAGGGGGCGCTCTCGGCGCTCAGTTGATTGAATGCTCCACAGCGGGGGCATTTGATGCTCAGGCGGGTGTACTCACCCTCCGCGAGCTTGCGGCGGCAGGAGCCGCAGCGTATTTCTTCCATTGCAAGCATCTTTCCTATACGGAAAATCCGGTATGCTGGCGCCGCTCTCGCGAGGGTGGCGGGCCTGGCCGGGCTTGCAGGCACGTTCTGCAGGTTCGGGGTTCGACCTGGTGTTACCGCACCTGGCCGGGTCGCCCGTCTTTTTTCAGATCACGTCTATGTAAACAGGCAGGTCGGGCGCTGGCCCCTGAATCACTCCTTCCAAAACAAAAACAGTGGTCCCCTCGGCGGCCTGGCCTTTCGCACGCACCAGGCCCGCGCCGGGCAGCTCAACAGTCACCGCGCCATCAGCGACGGCCACGACCTTGCCAATCTGAACCCGGCCAGGTGCGAGGATCGCCTTCAGTTGCAGGTAGAGGTTAGACATGGCTATCGACCTCCAGCGCCTGCGTCAGCACAGGGAACTGCTGCGAAATCGACGTGCCGCGCACTATGCCCAGGCGCCGGGTGCCGGCGTCGTCGTAGTAGCGCAGGATGCGGCCAGGCTTGATCACGCCCGTTTCTGAAAGCACAGGCAGCGTCATCTTGTGTTTGAGCTGTCGGCCGGATTCGGCCAGTTCCGCGATGGCCCTGGCCTTGGCGGCGCCAATCGTCGTAATCAATGGATGCACCGCCATCGGCTGCTTGAGCACGTCGCCGGCCGTGCCGGCGCGGGTCAGGTCGCCCATGACGCCGCCCGCCTCGCCTGCGACGAAGATGCGGTTGTACTCGGGCACGTCGATCACCTCGGTCTCGTCCACCTCGGCAATGCCCTCCGGCAGATCGATGTCAGGCGCCAGCTCGTTCCACCGCCACCACGGCAACGGCCAGGCTGGCAGCGCGTGCAGCACCGGGTCGGTGTCGTGCGGCTGCAGGTAGCCGCCTACGCTGCCTGCGATGTCCGTGAGCGCGCTGATGAAGGTGCCCTGGTGCATCCAGACACCCCCAGGAACAAGCCAGTCCGAGAGCTGGAAATCCACGCTCCATCCGAAGCCCACGCCATTGACGGTGAGTACCTCGCTCATGAGCTGCTGCGCCGTGCGGTCCAGCGCATGAGAGAACGTCTGCACAGGCGCGTGCGGCGCGTCCAGCAGCGCAGCTTTGCCCCGGCCCGAGACAGTGACAAGGTGCTCGGGAAACCGCTTGCTGCGGCCGATACGCTCGCCCTGCAGCCGGAAGGGCTGGCCGTTGACGCGCACCTCCAGCTCGACTGGCTGACCGCCTGGGCCGGGCATGAGCGCATCGCGCGCAGCAGCATGGAAGCTGGCGGAAAACGTCCAGGTCCAGGACTGGCGGTTGAGCGCCATCGAAAAACTCTCGCTCGGCAGCGGGTCGCCGGCCAGGTCGTCAGCGCGCCGGATCTCGACTGAATTGATCACGATGTAGGTCCTCCGGGGTGGCACAACGATGCCCGGTGTCGGGGTATTGCGGTCTTCGCAGATGAAGACCAGGCGCGTGGGCCGGCCGCTGACTGCCGGCAGCCGGAACAGCAGGCGCACGGGCGAGCTGGGCACGTAGCACGGAGTCTTGCCAGGAGGGATGACAACCGGGCTCTCGCCTGGCGCGGGCCGGATGGCCTCTTGCCAGTGGGTGTCCAGAACGATGCGCCAGCGCTCTGCGTCGCCGCAGCCTGTACGCAGCCACTCGGCCCTTGGCATAGCCTCCTGCCAGACGCCCAACACGGCTGCGCGTAGCTGCAACGCTTCGGAATAGCCGGCGACCAGGCCGCCGCGCAGCATCGCGCCCTGCTGCCAGTCACTGACGCTGCCAGCACGCACGCGCAGGGCCTCATGCCAAACGGTGTAAACGGCTGCGCGCCGGGCCTCGCCCTCCTGCCATGCGCTCGCCACGGCCCCACGCATGCGCAGCGTTTCATGCCAAGCAGCCATCTCTCCCGCCCGCAGACCGTCGCCAGGCTGCCATGCACTGGCACACGCGACGCGCAGTTGCGCGGTCTCCTGCCATGACGTCTCCAGCGCTTGCGCGAGGGGCGCAGCCGCCTGCCAGGCCGTCGCCAGCTCGGCCCGCGTCGTGCGGCTCACGTTGGCATCCCACTGGCTGCGGACGTGGCCGCGCAAGCCGGTCACGCGGCCGGCGCCCGAGGCGCGGACTGCCAAGCGGGCGCGGATGTGTCCGCGCAGGCCCGTGATGAGACCGCCGCCATCAACGGTGACGGGTGGAGGCGTGCTCCCATCGTCGCGCCCGAACACCAGCGGCACCGGGCTGCCCGTGTGAGGCGCCGAGCGGAAGAGAAGCCTGTTGCTGTCTGTCATGACAGGGCCACCATGCCGAGCTGGACCAGGCCGCCCGTGTAGAGCATCGGCGATGTCTCGCCTTCGGGCGTGGCGCCGCCAACGACGCGCAGGCCGCCGCCGTGGTCCATGTCAGTGACGTCGCAGCGCGCCAGCACGGCACCATCGGCCGCACGCCACTCGGCCCACCTCGGCAGGCCGTTGGACTGCACCATGGCGCCGGCAGGCGTCTCAACATAGAGCACCAAGCTGCTGCCGATGATCGCGCCGCTCGGCCGGGCCAGGACGATCTCGGCTTGGGGCGCGTCCGCGTGGGGGTCCGTGATCAGCGCCGGCCTGGCTGTCGAGAACAGCGCCAAGCTGGCCCTGCCAGGCCCGGCGTCGGCACGCGTGAGCATCGCGGCAAGTTGTGCCAGGGCCGTGGTCTGTGTGATCTCCCAACTGGTCGATGGCGCGCTCATGGCATCAGCTCCATGCCGCCCGTGACCAGGCTCAGGTTGTCAGCGATGACCGCGCGGTAGTTGTGCTCGTAGTCGTGAGCGATGACCGTGTAAGCGTGGTCAGTCTCCAGCCATTGAAAGTCATATGCGCCGGTCGCTGCATCGCTCCACTGCTGCTGCACGACCATCAGATCGATGTCGCGGAGCAGTGTCACGCGCCGACGCAGCGGCACGTCTGCAGGCGACGCATCGCGCTCGACAGTGCCGCGAATCCGCCCATTTGCGGCCCGGTCGAACAGGTAGTTGGTCCTGGACTTGCCAACCAGCCCGAGGAGAGTTTTGCCAGTGGGGGACATCGCGCCACCAGGGGACGCCACGACATAACCAGAGGACGAGGCCCGGCTGGCGGCGCGGTTCAGCAGGATGGTTGATGCGTGGGCACTCCGGGGCACCGAAGGCACCGTAAACGGCCCCGTGTACTCAGCGCGGAAGCTGACGCAAACATCATCCATCCAGCCCACCCAGCCATCAACGGCGTAGCCATTGAACTGCTGCGCGCCGAGCGCGATGCTGCCGTTGCCGAATGCCGCAGGCCCTGCCGGGCTCGAACCTGTGAACACTACTTCGCCGTTGACGAACATCGTGTATGTCGTCCCCGCGCGGACCAGCGCGAGGTGCGCCCACGTGTTGAGCTGCACGGCCCGCGCCGTGCCAGGGTTCAGGGTGCCCGCGTTGCTGGTCGCATACAGCACGTACTTGCCGTTGTAAACACCGATGTTGACCCGGTTGTTGATGTCTGAGCCGAGTTGGAGAAGGTGCGACCAGTTTGTTACTACCGGCCCTGTGAAGTACGTCCAGGCCTGCAGCGTCAGGTCCCCACCGCCATAGCTGACGCCCTCAGCCTGCACGCGGCTTGTGCCGCTGCCCGTGAACCAAGACGCTGCACCAAAGCGTGCTTGTGCAGTGCTGCGTACGGCGCCGGAGCCGTACAGGATCGGGGGAACACTGCCGAACGCCAAGTTGCGCGGCACCAGTCCTTCGGCTTCAAAGTCCATCAAGAGCTGTACAGACTCGTTGTCCGGCGTGCGCGGGAAACCCATGGCACTCGCAGTCAGCGTCCGCGGGCCAGGCCAAGCGATGCCCCAGTAGCTGCACGCAGTGGTCCACAGCGCGCCATCGTCGGACCATTGCAGAGTCGCAATGAGAGCAAAGCGCAGCGCGTTTGCCGCCGAGCCGAGGCGGATGTCGGTTACGTCTTGCGGAGTCGCTCCGAAATCCCAGATCAACGCCACACCACGCGGCAGGCTGACGGCGGCGCCTGCCGCACCGTCTGAGAGCGCTGCAACGCTGGCGCCGTTTGTTGCGGTGAGCGTGGCTGCCCCATCTACGCGCGTCGTCCCGGCGAGGAGCTGGAACTCGGTGAGTTCAATCACGGCGCCGTTGTCATAGGGCTCTATGCCCCAGGCGCGCCAGTAGCGATGTGCTGCCATAGATATCAGCGCCAAGGTCCGGTCACATCAACGAACAAGATGCTCGTGTTGTTGGAACTAGAAGACGAGGTCATGGAGTTCGCGTTGTTGCCGTGGATAGCCATCAGCGCTTTACCCGCCAGCGCCCCCGTGCCGGGCACCTTGTCGCCCGAGCGAAAGCTGTCGTATGCGTTCGTCTGCAGCATGTGATAAGAGCCTGGCAGCTCAGCCCTGGGCAAGCTGTTGCTGTCGGTTGTTGCGATAAAGCGCTTGGTCAGATAGAGACCGCCGTCGATTGGATTGGGGAACGATCCGTGGATGTTTGTGCAACCGCTGCACTGATAGGCCGATGTACCCCCACCCCATACGGTCATCCTGTGCAGCACGCATGAGCCCAGGCCAGAGTAGGCCCGGGGACACGCTGACTGCCCGGGGGACGTATTTGAGAGGCAGTTGTCATACTGGTACTCGACCCCGCTCGTCGACGTGCTGTAGTTGAGCAAGCTGGCGTAGGGATCGCCAGAGGGGCGTGTCGATATCGGATCGCCGAAGGCCCGGATAACACCAATCTGCCGGTTCGCTGCGCCGGATGAGCCCGGCTGGACCGATGTGTAAAAGAAGCGGCTATCTGCAGCGAAGGCCCAATTCACGGGCGTGTTGTTTGCAGCAGTCGACTTTGCCCAGTAGCCGCCACCGGCAGTCTGGCTGTCGAGCGGGAACAAGCCTGTGCCCGTGTTTGCATCTTGCATAGTCTCGAACCCGCGCACGCGCGCCCACATCGTGCTTGTGTCATCGACACGCAGCAGCATCTTGCTCGACTGCGGGTCCGTGCTCTGGTACACGGCGACGTTGGTGCCGGCGAAGGCCTTGACCCATCCTGCCGGAGCCATCTTGATGCTGATGGTGCCGGTGTATGTGCCGTCCTGCAGCAGCGTCGCAAAGCGGACCAGGCCAATGCCCGTAGCCGTGACTTTTTGCTCGCCGTTGAGCCCGGCCCAGCCTGCAGGCCCACCCGCTACACCGGCAACCAGGATCACAGAGTCGACGATGGCGCTGTGCTGCCCGGCAAACGCCGCCGTGGCCACGCCGCCCGCAACGGTCAGCGACGTAAGCGTCTTGGTGTCAAAGCCGGTCACAAGCAGCGCGTCGAGCAGCGCAATCATCGAGCCCACAGTGCCGCTCAGGGCAGGGGCACCGCTCATTGAACTGAGGAAGTGCTTGACGGAAGTATCGACAGGGGATGCCATGGATGTGCTCTCTATGGATTTTTAAAACGAAGCCTCGGGCGCGCGGCCCACGTCGCCGCGCTGGACGATCCAGCAGCGGTCATCGATGCCGGCAGGGCTCGACGGCTGTGTGCAGCGGACCATGTCGATGGCGGCCTCGGCGCCGGCCGTGTCGATGAACACCACATTGCCCGCGACCCAGCCGGCGCCCCAGCCCTCGGCGCGCACGCGCATGTAGGGGGCACCGGCTGCAGCGTTGAGCGGCGCGAAGTCCACGTTGAGGCTGCCGCTGGCGATCTGGCCGAGGTGCTGGCCAATGAGGTCGAACGTGCTGCCGTCCTGGCGGATGCGCAGCGCCCAGCGCTCAGTGATCGCGCCGAGGTTGCTCACTTCAATCGGGAAATCGTTGTGCCGGTATGTGGCTGTGGCCTCGCCCTTGGACGGGTCCAGGCCGTCATACCATGTGATGCCATTCCAAGACGCCTGGTCGTACACGCGGGAGACGCGGGCGAAGCGGTCACCGAAGCGCAGCGCGGTCGAGAACACGGCCCCAGCAGGAAAGGCATAGCCCACGGGCTGCGTGAGCTTGACTTTCCCGTCAATGCGAACCTCTGCGATCTGCCGGTAGACCTCGGTGCGACCGATGACTTTCACCGCTGCCGGGTAGCCGGCCAGGTCGGTGAATTTGACGGTGCCTGCGTCGAGATCAGCGGTGTAGCCCGTGCGGATCTCTGCGCCTGTGATCGCGTCGAGCACCTGAACGAACGACAGGCGCTGATGGCCCAGGTTGAACGTCTGCCCCACCTCGGGCACGAACTGTACGCCGCCGTGGGTGACGCCGATGACGCATGTGTCACCAGGCCGGGCGAACGCGACGCGGCCGTCAGAAGGAAGCGCGGCCGGGTCAATGCCCATCAGCGTCACGTCGACGGGCAGATAGATGTAGCTCACAGCGCTGTAGCGCAGCGTTGTCGGGTCGACCGGCCACGGCCGCCAGATCCGGCCTGGCTGCACCGCGCCCACATCCGCAGCGCTGTACCACCACTCGGCCTTGTCCTCGGCCGAGAGACTGGAGTCCAGCACGAAGTCGCCGAACATCAGCTGCACGCCGCCCCGGCTGAAATCAACGCGGCCCCACATGTGCGTGCCTGTGATGTTGCCTTGCGCATCGACATTTGCCGTCAGCGTGCCGCCGCGCGTGTCCACCACGGTCAACACGAAGCCGCCAGCGCCCGCCCGCAGCGGCGCGGCGTCGGTGTTAAAAAACACGCTTGCGGTGGACCACTGGCCCGCTTGAGTCCACAGGCTCTGCAGCTGAAAGTCCGTCGCGCCAGACCCACCGACGACATAGTCATACATGCCCACGGTGCCGGCTGCATAGTCGATCTTGCCGCTTGCAATGCCCGGGTCGGTCTCCGTGCGACCGCGATAGATCACGCCCTCGAAGTCCGTGTAGACCTGCCCCATCCACCGGAATTGCACGCTGCCTGCAACGACGCGCTGCGACGTGTAGGGGCACAGGTCCATCGTGACCTCTGCGGGCTTGTATGTCTCGCTGTGGCTGCGCGGCACGCCGGCACCGACGCGGTAGCGTGCGACGATGCTGGAGCCCCCGAGCATCTCCTCGCCGACGCTTGCGGTCCCATATTCGCCGCCCTTCTTGCCGTTGTCCTGCCAGACGCCCGAGCCATCGCCCACCGCCCGCGAGAACTGTTTGGAGTCCTCGTAGTCGCTGCGGTAGGACTCCGTCTTGCGGTCGAACTCGATCATCTTGAGCGAGACCTGCTTGCCCGCATAGTCCACGGTGCCCAAGGCTGCGGCGAAGCGTCCTGCGCCGTCGTCGGTTACCGTCTTGATAGAGACCAGGCGGTTGTCGGCCGTGGTGCCACTCTGTTCAGAGAGGCTCGCGCTGCTGCCGTTTGTTGTTGTGACCGCAACGGGGCGGAGGATCATTTCGTAGGCCATGGGGCGTCCTATACGTATGCGGCACGAATGGCGATGTTTTGACCGGGCGACTGCGGCTCTTGCCATTCCGGCGTCGCTTTGAAGATGTAGTTCACGTCTGCGGTCTTGCTCGACGTCGTGGTGGTCAAGTTGCCGCCGGCGGTCTGGCTCACTGCCCGCGCGACGCACCACTCGATTTGCAGCGTGCCTGCCGTGGGCTGCTGTGCCAAGCTGAAAGCCGCGATCCCTGTGGCGTCGGGCCCGGCATTGATGAATTCGGTGACAAGGGTTTCGAGCTGGCATTCCACGTGCAACTCGGCGCCCGGGTCCGGCATGAACGATGGGCGCAGCAACACGGTGCGGCTGTGGTAGTCCACTACGCCTGACGCATCGCCGGCAAACTTGCCCGTGCCCGTCTCTGTGGCAGTGCGCACGATGCCGGCACTTGGATACTTCACAACAAGCGTGCCTGGCACGATGCGGTCGTTTTTCGTGGACTCGTCTTGCCCACCAACAACCCAGCAGTATTCCGGCGCGCGAATGGCCGCGCCCTGGTTCGCGCGCGATGTGTACGACACGCGGGCGCCATGGGTCAATGCGATCGAGCTGCCAATATCGGGGATGGACTTGAGCGTGGCGCTGATGCTGCCTGTGAGGTAGTTGACCGCGCCGCCGCCCGCCCCCACCAGCTTGCCGTTGCCGTCATCGGTCAGTGTGTAGCGCTGGCCCAAGGCCCAGAAGTCGATGAAGATCGTTCCGGGCTCGGGCAGTGGCGTGCACTGCCACACGAAAGTGAGGCCCGCGTTCTCTTCCTGGATCTTGTAGCGTTGGGTATGAGGCGTGATGCCGACCTCTACGCGGCGCGGCGCCTCGGCGAGCAAGATCGTGCGGCGCGCGGCCGGCATCTGGTCGACCGATGCGACTTCCGAGCGGCTGTTGGGAACGACCTGGGTGTAGATGCTGGCGAGCTGGAGCCAAGCGTCATTGATGGCCGTGGCTGCTGTCAGGCGGGTTGCGCTGTAGAACAGACCGGAGTCGCTGTAGACCGTCTCGCGCGTCAGCGTCTTGCCTGCTGCGCGCGCAAACGAGCGGGGTGCGGGAGAGCCAGGGAAGTCGTAGAGCAGGCCATCAAACAGCTCGCACGTCGTGACCTGGGCTAGGAAGTCCACCAGTTGGCCGCCTGAGGTCTCCGTGAACATGCGGGTCACGGTGTCCGTCGACTTGACGCGAATGCGCTGCCGGCGCTCGCCGGCCTGGCCCTCGTTGTAGACCAGGACGAAGGTGCGCCCGATGGCCGGGGGCGGCATGCCCGGCCGCTGGAAAATCTGGATGCTGCGCATCGTCGTGTAGTGGTTCTCAAGCAAGTAGCCAGAGAACTCACTGCCGGCAGCCATTCCCGATTCGATGCGCCTGGCGATATCGGCGCGCGTCGCAAAGGGGCTCTTGAGCGACAGCAGCGTGACAGAGACATTGGGGTCTGCAGGGGGCTCTGCCAGGATCACGTTGCAGCCCATGAATGGTGTGCGATCCGTGTTCCTGAGCACGCCGAAAATCTGATAAATCTCGACGCGCCCGGTGGTCCTTGTCTCTTCGGAAATGTCCGGGAAAATCTCGTTCGAGCGGCCCGATGTGAGCAGTTGGGAAGACGGCGGGCCACCCCCCTCGGGTACGTCGGCCATGTTCGCCGAGCGTGCAAAACGGATGTCGCCTGCGAGCAGGGGCATGTCAGATCTCCATGAACTTAAAAGACGGCACGTACTGCAGTTCGGAGGTGTGCTCTCCATCCAGCAGACGCCATATCGGATCGGCCTGGAACTCCAGGAACAGCACTGTGCGTGGGGCGCCCCGGACAATGAGCTGGAACGTGGCACCAGGCAGTGCCTGCCAGGCCCTCAACTGATCGCACAAAGCCCGCGAGATCCATGCCTGGGAATCCCGGCCATCGAGCGTGATCGGCCGTCCTGCTTGTCGCAGGCCGACGTGCACATGCAGCGCGCCACTTGTGCTGTAGCGCGTCTCCGTGACAGCGGGGCTCCATGCGTATTCGTCGGTCCAGATCAAACGATCCGACAGATCCAGCGAGGTGCCGGCGCGGGTGAGCGTGATCATTGAGCCACTCCCTTCGCCTGGACCAGCTTGCGCATGAGGTCGACCTCAGTGTCTGCACTCTGCTTGCTTGTGTGGCTCGTCGTGCCGCTCAAGAAACCCCAGGGCTCCACGCCGTTGATCGTGATGTTGTTGATGTACGTATCGCCACCTTGGCCAGGGGATGGTGCTGGACCAGGTGCGGGTGCAGGGCCGGGGGCGGGCGATGGACCAGGTGCGGGCTTCGTGGGCTTGTCTTTGCCGTTTGCTTGCTCAAGCATGTACGCGGCTTCGTGCTTGCCGGAGTCGTCGTACTTGTAGTACTCGGCCATCTTGCCCAGTGCTGTCGCAAGCGTGCCGTAGGTGCCGCCCCATTTCTTTTGCACATCCGAGGCTTCGTAGGGCACATTGCCGTTGGCGTCCAGAAACTGCTTGGACAGCTCCGCAGCCACCTTCTCATCCAGTCCGGCCTGCTTGAGGTAGTCGATGATCGATGCGCGCGTCCACTGGAACTGCGACTGGACGTTTCCCTTGGCGTCGGACGTGAAGCCATCTTTGTTGCGGTAGCCGGAGCCCACCTTCTGCACACCATCGCCCAAGCGCTCCATGGCATCTGCCTGGCTGTTGATAGAGTCAGTAGCTTTGTCTGCCGAGTTCTTGAGGTCGCCTTGGACCCGCGCGAGATTGCGCAGCTTGTTTGCTGTGATATCTGCGATATCGGCCTCTTTGCGCTTGACTTCTGCCGACTTGATCGCGGCCTCGATCTCCAGTTTCTTGGCCCCGGTGTACTCGCCCGAGGCAATCAGTTCGGCCTTTTTGGCCTGGGCCGCAGCAATGGCCGCCTCGGCTTCCAGGCGCTTGGCCTGGGCCGACAGCGTGAGCAGCTCGATCTCAAGGCGGCGGATCTCGTTTTGCGCGGCCATGGCCGTGCGCTCGTCGCCCCTGGCCTTGGCGACCTCATAGATCGCCTTCTGCTGCTCGATGGCGACGCGCACGGTCGCCGACTGCACATCAATGTCTGCCTGCGCCAGGTTGCGCTTGGCCTCAATGGTCTTGAGCTGATCCTGCAACGCATCGCGGTACACATACGCTGCCTTGCCTGCTGCCAGCTCGGCTTTTTCGAGTTCCTCCGTGGTGGCCTTGCCCGCTGCCTTTGCGGCACGGACACGCTCCAGCTCCTGGCGAGCACGCTCCCATGCTTCACGCAGCTCGATGACGCGCTTGCTGTTGTCTTTGTTTGCCTCGGCTTCGGCCTTCGCTTGCTCTACAGCCAGGCGTGATGCCTGGGCTTGTGCGACGGCTTTGTCCGTGTCCTGCTGCCGGAGGTCGATCTTCTTTTGCAGTTCCTCCAGCTCCTTCTTGCGCTCTGGAGATTGGTTGGCTTTCTCCTTGTAAAGCGTCTGCAAGGCTTCCAGCTCTGCTTTCATCACGGCCAGCTCTGTCGCCTTCAGGGCGGCGAGCTTGTTCAGAGCGGTCGCATTGTCCTCGGCTGCTTTGACTTGCGCGGCCCGCTGCTCGCGTTCTGTTCCAAAGGCTTCTGCGAGCGCAACCGCTGCCTTGCCTTCAGCATTGCGGGCAATGACGCTCTTGTCAGTCTCCGCAATCTGATCTGCTCGCGGATGGCCTCCGTGACCTTGCGATAGTCGCTCTGCAGCTTCACCCAGGATGGACTCGCCTGGTTGGCTGCAGCGGCCGAGGACATCGTTGCCTGGGCTTGCTCCCGTTGCGCGAGTGCGGTCTTCTCCGCCTCCGACCCCAGCACCATGATGGCGTCTCGTAGCACGCCGTTGTGCTGGGCAGCCTTGAGCAGCTTGTCGCGGCTCTCGGCTTCGATGTCCGCAAGAGCCTGTTTGACTCCCTTGAAGTCCAGCGTTGCCAGCGCGCCCATGAGCACGCCAATCTTCTGACCTGTTGTGACCAATCCCTCGCCGAGCAGAAGGATGGCCGCTTGCGCCAACTCCGCGCCCACTTTCAGCACACGCAGGCCGCCTGCTTGTCCAATACGATCAGACATATCGACAGCGGCGTTCTTGACGTTCACGAACTCTTGGCTCAGCGTCTGCGCTTGCGGAGCACCGCCATACAGCTCGTTTAGGCCTTTTGCCAGAGCCGGGAAGATGTCCTGAGCGGTGATCTTGCCCTCTTCCACCAGTTTCATCATCTCGGCGGTCGTCAGGCCCAGGCCCTTGGCGGCAGCGTTCAGCGCGCCAGGCAGGGCTTCGCCGAGCTGGCCGCGCAGCTCTTCGGACTGGACAACGCCCTTGCTCGCCATCTGCGACAAGGCCATCAGCGCGTTTCCGGTTTCTGCGCTCGACTTGCCCGCCTTGCCCATAGCTGCCGCCACGGCTTCAAACACCTGCCGCGTCGGCTCTCCTTCGACCGCTGTGCCACGCGTTGCGGCAGAAAGCCCCAGAAACGCTTTACCGACCTCCGTGACATCGGAGCCAATGCGAGATGCCACGACGCGGACGAACTCCAGCTCTTGCCCGGCTTTTTCGGCATCACCAGTGACCGCTGCCAAGCCGCTTCGCAACTGCTCCATTTGCGCAGCGGCGGTGACCATCTCGCGGAAGGTGAAAGCGGCGCCCAGAGCCGTCGCCATTTCACCCAGCAGCCGCGTCAGGCTCGCAACCCGTCCGCCCAATTGATCAGACGTCGCGGCAGTACGCTGGTGAGTGGCGCCCAGTTCGCGCGCACGTTGCGAGGCCTGATCGGCTGCAGCGGCCTCGACACGCAGGGCCTTGGCCAGGTTCTCGGCCGCCTGGAGTTCTTTGTCTTGAGCTGCTGTCAGCGGCCCTACAGCAGCAAGTTCTTCGCGTCGCGCATCTGCGGCTTGCTGGATGGCCGTGGCTTCCGCACGTTTGGCGCGTGCCACGAGACCAAGTTGATCAGATTCGATCTGGCGCAGCGCATTGCCGGCCCGCGTGGCAGCCGCTTCGTCGCCCTGAGCCTGGGCCGCCTGCAGGCGCGCCTGCTGCTCGGCTTTCGCTGCGGCCAGGTGCTGCCTCTGCAGTTCGATCTCGCTTTGCTCGACCTGCAACCCCGTCTTGATGGCCTGCGTTTTGGCATCCACCGCCTTTCGCAGTTCATCGAGTTCGCTCCCAGCCTTGGTGGACGCGCTGGCCAGCTCTCGTGCACGCTGGGAGGCCTGGTCGGCAGCGGCTCCCTCAACGCGCAAGGCGCTGGCCAGGTTCTCTGCGACCTGAAGCTCTTGTGTCTGCGCTGCGGTGAGCGGCCCCACGGCAGCGAGCAGCTCGCGCCGGGCATCCGTCGTTTGCTGGATGGCCGAGGCTTCCGCGCCTTTGGAGCGTGCTACGAGTGCCAACTGATCGGACTCGATCTGGCGCAGGGCATTGCCCGCCTGCGTTGCCGCAGCCTCATCGCCCTGGGCCTGGGCCGCCTGTAGGCGCGCCTGCTGCTCGGCACGGGTGGCAGCCAGGTGCTGCCGCTGCAGCTCGATCTCGCTTTGCTCGACCTGCAGTCCCGCCTTGATGGCCTGCGTCTTGGCATCCACCGCTTTACGCAGTCCGGCCAGTTCGCCTTCGGCATTATTTGCCGCACCACCCACTTCTGCCAGGCCCTGGCCGGCTTGAGCCGCAGTCTGGCCCATCGCGGCCATGCCTTGGCCTGCTGTGCTCGCTCCCGCGCTGAGCTGCGCGCCTTGCTGCTCTGCCTTGCCCTCTGCTGCGGCCAGTTGGTCCAGCCCAGTCCCTGCTTGCTTGGCCGCGTCCTCAAGCCTGTCGAGCGCGGTACCGGCTTGCGCGCCAGCCTTGCCTGCGCCATCAGCACTCGACTCGACCTTGGTCAGGTCCTGCGCGAGCTCGCCCACGCCGTCGCGCTTGATGCTGACTTGGAATTCGAGCTTGTTGTCGTTGGACATGGGGAAAGGCGAACAAGAAAAAGAAGATGGGCCGCACACCGCCTATGCAGCGGCGGCGGCCCGGGTGCCGGACGGTGGTGATCAGCCCATGCGGGTGCGGTAGTAGCGGCTGACGCCGTCCCCCGATTTCGTCGGGTCCATGAGCACGGTCCCCTCGACGTCGAGCGCGTTGAAGCCTTTGCCGATGAGGGTCAGGGCCTTGGTGATGCCCTGGCTGGCGCGGAAGATGTCCACGACCTGCGGATTGCCACTGTCGGCCTCGTTCAAGCCGCCGAACACCAGGTTCAGCTCCACGGCCTTGGTTGTCAGGGCCTCGATCGCCGCATATGCCCCATAGCTGTAGTCCACCCAGAGCTTGTCCGAGTCGGCGATGCCCGGCGCATCTGCGAGCAGGAAGATGCCCTCAGGTCGGACTTCGTAGTTGCCGGCCATGGGCACGGGAGTCGCACTGGCCGCATCGGTGCCTTTCTTGACCTCCACGGCCGTGGGGCTGATGTGAGCGATCGGCAGCAGGCCGCCGCGCGTGGCGATGTAGGGCGCAGCCTGCACCGTGCCGGCGCCGATCGCTTCCACGGTGCCGAAGACACTGCGAGCCATGTTGACGACGTTCAGGTCCGCCAGCTTGGCCTTGAGCTTCACTTCTTTGACGCGGCGCACTTCGGCGTGCGTGCCGCCGCCCAGGCGCGTCATGTCTTCCTGCGTCTGAACATCCTCGGAATGCTCCAGGGCCAGCTCCAGGACGTTGCCGATCGGCAGCGGCAGACCGGCAGAGCCATAGACGCGTGCATAGACTTGCCCCACGGTCATGGACGGTTTGTAGATTTGCTTGGTGACTTCGACGGCCATGTCAGGCTCCTTTGAAATATTCAGCGCTTTGGAAAACCGACTCCACCAGGAAGGCGAGCGGCAGGTAGAGATAGCCGGCCTGGCTGTAGCCCGAGCCGGGCGACGGCGCCAGGCGCATCGGCCCGGCGACGTTCGGCGGACGAAACCCCATCACGGCGGCGCCAGCCCGGGCTGACAGTTCGCCGGCTTCGACGCGCGCATCGGCGCCGGACTTGAGCCCGCGCACATTGCGAACGGCCGACACGATCAGCCATTCGTGATCGAGGCGAGATACTCGCCCGTCAATCCGCGTCTCCAGTACCCGAAAGCCGTTCCAGATCACATGCACAGCAGGGACCGGCTGCGACTCCTCTTTCGTTGCGGCCAGATCCGCGCCGGTCAGGACATGCACGCCTGGCAGGAGCGACTTGATGCGCGCGACGATATGAGGCTCGGGCTCCAGGAAGTTGTTGGGGTGCGCCGTGGCGGCTGCGGTGGTCGTAGACATCAGTACGCTCCCCAATCGAAGGCACTGGACGGGGCACGTGTGACCATTCGGCCGGGCGGCTGCGCGACGTCGGCATCTCCACCGCCCAGGCTGACAGTGCCCTTCGACAACCCGGCCAGGTAGTCATCCGCCCAGGCGGAACCCCGGCGCAGCTCCTCGGGCACCGAGGTGCCGTAGAGGCGCTTGAGCGCGATTGCGGCCACCGCCGCAGGCAGGCTGCTGCCCTGGACCAGGTCCTGGGACAGCGGCATGCGCACGCGGTAGCGCGGGAACAGGTAGGTGTCGGCATGCCTGCTGGCTCGCTCCAGCGCATCCTGCAAGCGGGCCAGCGCGGCCGTAGCAGCTGTCACGGCTTCAGGCGTCCACTCGCTGGTGTCACCGCCTGCGGCCACGATCTGCAGCAAGGCGCCGTCGAGCACTTGCTCGGGCGCGGCACGCTGCGCCAGCTCGGTCCAGCCACCAGTGGCGGCACTGACCAGGTCGGCGATGGATGCATAGGCGGCCATGGCGGTCAGCGCATGATGCGGATGATTTCGCCGGCTGCCGTGGCAGCGTCGCGGGTGCGGCCTGCCGCCACGCCGGAGGCGAGCGTGATGGCGCGGCCCTGGGCGTCGGACTGGACCTGAGCGCCCTGTGCGATCGCGGCGCCGGCTTCAACCAGCAACGAGCCGTGGGTGTTGACGCCGGCTTGCTCGCCTAGCGAGTAGTCGGCATTGGCCGTTCCCAGCGTGGCCTCGCCATCCCCGGCCTGGCCGCCCTGGAAATTCACCAGGCGCAGGCGCCTGATGGCTGTGGTGGCCTTCTCGCTGGTGGTCATGAGGATCTGTTCTGTTTGCATGGGCGTCATTCCTTCGTGTCATGTTCCAGGGAGGCGAGCGTGACCAGGCCGCCCAGGCGGAATGCATCGCTCTCGGTGAGCTCAATGCGAT